AAATCCCGATCTAAATCCTAATTTCCTTGCGTTCTTTGTTGTCTTTGAATTAAAAGTCGTCCACGTCATTTGAAGAGCCTTCATCTTTTGGTTGATCAGTCTCTCCACTGTGTTTGTAACCTTGTTCAGCAGTAAATCCGAAACCTCCAGAATCACCACCACTTCCACTTACTAATTCAATTATTTGTACGGCATTTAAGTACAAAGTTATTCCATTGTTACCTGCCGCACTGTAAGGTGCTGCGGTAGCAGAAACTTTTACTTGTGATCCACCAAATACATTTACATTATGCAATGGTTTACCGTCTGAATCGAACAACGCTGGTTTGTTTTTAGTTTTAAATCTAAATACAATATTACCAGTTTCTTTTTCTTGATCGTCAAGTTCCTTAAAGTAAGGCATTTTACCTTTACCTTTTGGAAAATGTTTAGCAAACATATCTTTTATTTTAGTTGCTAAAGGTTTTGCTTCTTCCGATGATAGCAGAAGATCTGTCTTGTATACTCCATCTGGATTAAACTTCGTATCCGCTTTTGTAAGCCACGGATATTTAGCTGTGCCTTTTGGGGTTACAAGCTTTACATATTTGTCGTCCATAGTTATTATCCTTTACGTTCTATAGTTACTAATAAGTGTACCTATTAATACACTCGTGTATAGATTAACTGAAAAAATAGTCAGCCTCCAACACTTTGTTGATATCTAACTTACCTTTTTTTGGTAACTCAGGTATTTTGTGATGTAATTTTTCTGGTATTAATGCGTGAGCATGTTGCAGAAAAACTTCTAATGGATCTATTTGTGTGTACATATCAACAAAAGCCTGACGTAAACAATCATTTAACTTTTTTTGATTTGCCGCAAGAGTTCCAAAAGAATCGTGGACCATCGCAAAATCCACAATGCCTTTTTGTTTAGCATAAGCAACAGTCAACAACATAACTGTAGCATCAAGAGAATGGACAAAGTTTGGTGATATACCATTTGCTTGTCTTCTCTTATCTACTTTGTTTGTTGTAGATCTGATTCTTATTCTACCCATCATTCTAGTTTTCAATACAGTTTCAGCTTGTGAATAATAAGCTTGACGTACTGGAAACCCTAATGGTGTTACCCAAAAGACTGGTGTTTTTTGTTCTGCACATAATCGTGCAACTTTTTGTAACCACTCCATTGCTTCAGGAGCTTTTACAACTACTTCACCAATTGAATCCCATATATTACCTGCTAAATAAATTGCCGCTTGTTGTCTATTTTGAAACTGCAGGTCTTCTTTGTTGTCTAATCTTTTTTGTATATATTCATCTACAAATTCAGTCGCAGAGTATCTGGTAGATCCATATGGCAAAGTCATAACAGATCTTTTACATGCTTTCCTGTCAATACCATATTCATTCCATTCACTAGCAATCCATTTTTTCTCTGATTCATCTTTTTCTAATTTATCTTCTACAACTTTAGATACCATACCATAAATATCTTTTGGTCTATCTGTTGGTAATAAATTAACAGCTTCTCCACCTACTTCATCTCTTAACATCGCACTAAAATGTTGAAGACCATTACAAGAACCGTCTGAGTGTAATGGTAAATGAGAAACAAATTTTTCTCCATGTTTTAAATAACCTGACCATTCAATGCACGCAGCTAAAAATTGAAAAGGTTCTTCTGCATCTTCCCAAAAATTATGTTTAAATGGTTCATCACCACATTTTTTAATTATTTCTGAATGATCAAAAGTCCATTTAACACGTTCATCTAAAGATAATTTATCTTGACCAAATAAGTTTGCAACATGTATTGCTAAATATCTTACTCCATCTTTTCCTAATGGTAATCCATCAGCAAATAATAATAAAGCTTTAGCAAAGTCTGGACCTTGCGGATTTAAGTATGGTGGAACTGGATATGCTCTACCTCTAAAGTCCAATGTCCACACAAAATATATTCCATCTTCTTTTTCAAATTTATTTGCTAAGTGTATTGTCTTTGCTAAACCTAAACGTTTTGATTTAGTTCTTTCATTAGCTGTATAAACAGCAACAGCTTTAGCTTTCCATTTTTTTAATGATACTTTGTTTGTTGCAATATCGTGTGGTTTAGGTGGTAAATCTAATAATTCATTGTTAATTAATTTACCTCTACTTCTATTACCATAATTGTAACAAGTGTTAAGTACTAATAAAATATTTCTATTAACTTTCCATCTTGTTTTTTGTAAATCATTTATAGAATTATAAACTTCAGGCATATCATATTGTTTTAACTCTTCTAAGTAATTCATATGCGAAGTTATTCTATGCCCTTTAACTAAATATATTCCTTTTGTATTTCTATAACCACCATTAAATGGATTAGTCCAGTCTGTTGGTTGAACAATCATTGGGAAATGTTCTGGATTTAAAAACTCATTAAACTTTTTAGAATTATTAATCCATTCTAAAGTTTTAGGTTCGCATACAATAACATTATATGTTTTACCTCTGTGTGGTTTAGCTTTAATACTTACTAAACCTGTCTTTTCTATAAACACTTGAAACAATGCTTCTCCTACATGGAGTTTTTCTCTTGTTGTCCAAGGTGTCCATTGAAAATTAACTTTATCTTTTTGTTGACTTAACTTATATTTTTTATATCCATAATGTACTGATCTGCTGTCAATATCTTTTAATACTTTATCTATTAAATATGGTTCTTTGTCATACATACCTGTCGACCATATTTCATCTTCTATTTTACCACCTAATGCAATTGCAGTTGCTGTAAATTTTCTATCTTTTGTACTTATAGCGTCGATTATAAATCGTATAGTGATAGTTGATGCAACTAAAGGATCTATTTTCTTTAGTAATTCATCTGATATAAGTTTTGGTCCTGATTGTACCACACTTAATCTGTCTGTTATTCCTGTTGCTACTTCTTTAACTGTTGCTGATGTAATACGTTTTCCGTATGGAGTTAAAGATTCTGATTTTTTTTCCGCATGTTTAATAACACGATCTGTTTCACGTTTACCACCGTTCAGTCTCGATTCTTCTTCAAGCTCTAATTGTCTGCGCTCTAAGTTATGTTGCATGATTGCTCCCTTTTATACATTGATACAAATAGTTTAAAACAAAAGAATGTGCAGTAACTATTGGACTGCACACTCTTATTTGTTTATGCATTTATGTCATAATCTGCCTCCAACACTTTAACAGCATCTTGTAAATTTTTTGGCGCAAGATGTGCGTAAGTTAATGTTTGATTTATATTTTTATGGCCAAGCCATTCTTTGACCACTTGCAAAGAGATACCTCTTTGTACAAGTCTAGACGCGCATGTATGTCTACAAGCATGTAATACAAATTGTTTGTCTTTTAACAAACCCATTTTTTCACGCACATAATTCCATTGAAATCTAATATCTGAATCTTTTAAATTAGCAAAAGGATATTTAGTTGTGTATCTTAAAAATATTTCTTGTACTCTTTTTGTTAAAGGTATAGTTCTAGGTTTTTCATTTTTAGTTTCATACACAGATAAATTACCATTAACAATATCAGTTTTACAAGCATTTAATAATTCTGTTTTTCTTAAACCTGTATCTATTAATACAATAACAAAATCTAAAAAATAAAAGAATTCTGCGTTAAACAATATATCTAATATTTTATTTTCTTCGTCAAGTGAAAAAAATCTAGTTCTACCTTTACCTTCTTTAAGCCATTCAATAACTGGTTTAGCAGGTATATATTTTCTTTTGTGTGCAAATGTTAACATTTTAGATAATGACGCTAATTTTCTATTTATAGTTCCATTAGAATTACCTTGATCTTTTAAAATATTTACTAAATCATCAATAGTTGTTTCGTCTACATTATTAACATCAGTATTTTTTCCCATTAAATCTACAACATTGTTTGCATTATATAATTGTTTTACGTCTGTATTATACCAATAACGATCTGTTGTTTTTCTTAGCAAATCTTGCAATGATAGTACAGAGTATTTTAATGGATCTAATTTTTGTAATTCGCTTTTAATATCTTTATTATGTTTCATACAATCTAAAACTACAGCAGAAATAATATCTGCATTACTTTTTGTTCCATTAAAACTTTCACGGAATCTTTTGCCTTCGTGTGTCACATCAACTTGGTACGAATCTTTACCTCTTTGTCTTACTGGCATTATCTCTCTCCTTTAATTTATTTTTATGTTGATCTATAACTTTTTGTATATCAGGTGATTGCCAACCTTTTGGTTTAACACAATCATAATAATAACTACGTTTAGATCTACCTCTAACTTTCTTCATGTTAGCTTTATGTACAGCTTTCCAAGCAGAATTAAATGGTAAATTAAATAACCAAGCTGTACCAACAATAACATAAGTTAAATCAACTAAAGCGTCTAACGCATCGTCTGTTTTGTTTTTAGCAATTGCTACTTTTAATTCGTTTAATTCTTCTTCAATAAATTTTATTCTAAATGTAATTAAATCAGTTCTTACTTGTGGAATTGCTGGTTTTTTCTGTTGTCGCCAACCAAACTTTTTATGGAATGCTTCTATGTCTGACCAAAAACTCATAATCTCCCCCATTGTATATCTCTGTGTAATTGAAACACTGATGTTTTTAATTTTAATCTTAATTTGCCTAATGTACATAGCTTCTTTACTAAAGGATCTCTAGGATTTTCTTGTACAAATTTAACTAAATGCTCTTGTTGACCATAAAATGATAAACCAAGACTATTTAATAATGCAATAACTTCTCTTCTATTCATCATATATTACCAATTTCATTTTATCTTTTAGTGCTAAATATTTTTCTTTGTAATTTATTTCTTGATGATTTTTTAATTTATCTTTTAAATCTACATTTTCATCAATTACTTTATCTAATTCTTTTTCTAATTGAATTATTTTTAGTTGTGCGTTTTGTTCTGACATTTAATAACCTGCTACATTCCAAAAATATGCACCATCGGAAGCATATTCTTTAATAAATCTCCAAGCTTTAGCGTCATAGTTTGGAGCCGATGGAAATGGTGGTAAAAATTTTTTATTCTCATAAGTAGTAAACGCCATTGGGTGAGAATAAACTTTTGCTTTTCCTAATTCACCAGCTTTCATATTCCTTGCTACTGCAACTGCATGAAACTCACAATCAGGCCAAGCTATTTGCATTGATCTTTGTAAAACACCGGTTGATACAACTGACCACATCTCTTTTGGTTTTATATTCATTTGTAACATAGCCTTTACAAGACAAGCGATGATAGTTGGGTCATCTCTAAGTCCTGGTTGAAAATAATATGAAGAAGGATTGTTCTCGCAGTATTCACGTGCAGATTTGCGTAGTCCATTCATACCATAAATCTTTTTAAAATAAACCTCAGCTCCGTAGTCGATACATCGCTGAACATGTGGTGTTATTTCTTTAGATTCAGGAACAAACAACACACAAGTTTTCCCCCATTTTCTTGCCAACCACGACAAAGAGATTCCCGCATAACCAAATCTCGGTTGTACATAAACAACGTGCGTAGCGTTGAGCTTCGACATTCTGTAATGTATCGCTCGTGCTTTTGTTCCGACTTCTAATAAGTCTTCACGAACCACGTTAATACCTTCATGTTCAACGATCTTCGGTGCTGGATAAGGACTTTCATAATCCTTAACCAAATCCAAATACGATTGTGCATTTGGAAACTGTAAATTTATATCTTTATTTATTCCGTCAATTAAATGTTCTGAATAACCCATTTTTATTTCCTTGTATTTTTAATTTAGACAATCTTGTAATTTGATGTGGTTGTAAGTGTTCATATCCTTTTGGAACATAGTTGCCCCAATATCTAACTGCGTCACAAACTACATCTTCAAGTGAGTATGGTTGATTGCCTGTTAAATCTACAAGATCTGTCATGCATTGTTCATACCAAAATTGTTTTTTAATTTTTTCATCATTGACATACATCAAATCAAAACCTCGAATACAATTAGAACCGTAATAACAATGACTATCAGGATCCACGAGTTGTGGTTGATACTCTGCTATATCCATTATGAATGCAGTTAAAACAAAATGGTATCTTTTAAGACCATTCTTTACATGCCAATTTAAACAGAAATCTACGGCTTCTTTTATTCCACGTAGTTGCCAATTTTGAAACCATTCGAGGACGTCATCAACTAATCTTGGTGCATATTCGCACAAGTATAGTTTGCCACCAGTTTTATACCCAGATCCCGACGGCTTTGGAAAGGGAGGAATCTGGTTTCCTAGTGACGTGAACATTACGCCCTCGAAGGCTTTAATATAGTCGACCATTTTTTCAAGTGTACCTTGTTCGGCAACTTTGGCGGCTATACTATTCCGATAACCATGATCTTTAGGTCCGAAGCTCGCACCTGACCCGGTCATTCTATGGAATAAATATAAGTATAACCACTCTCTCAACGGAAATACATATTTTTTATATCGTCTTTGTGCAGGTGATTCATCACCATATGTTAAGTCTTCAAGTACATTTGAAAACCCTGCGTATCGACGGTTTACACAATTATAAATTGTTACGTTATCCTGCAAAGGATCGTTACATAGAGTCGAGGGAGGAAGTAACCCTGTGTTCCGATCTTGCAGGATTTTTGCTCGATGAT